GGCCTGTTCCTTACCAGCATCGGTGCCGTTGTTCCACAGCATAGAGTTATGCTCAGATACAGGATCCTTCTGACCGAGAGTAGTCAGAGAGTTCTCGATGTACCAACCACCAGGACCTTGAAAGGCATGGGAGTAGACTTTGGCGAAAGGCATATCTTCGCCATCAGGAGGAGGAAGGAATCGAATAACAGCATAACCGTTGCCGGCTTTGTCTACTTCAGGTTTCCAGAGGCGTTCGTCGCCAGAACCAGCAGACTTGTTCATCTTCTCGACTTGCGTGACCAGTTTCTGAGTCAGCGAACCGAGTTTGGATTGTTTCTTGAGATTAGCAAAAGACATTGGATAGTTGGATGAATTGGGTTGGTTGAAGACTTCTTTATCATACCAGAGGCATGAAAGGATGTCAAGCCTGTGACTGTTGCATCATTTGCTCTTGAATGTACATCGGCACCATACTGTACCAGCCTGTAGCAATGATCTTAGAATTCTCTTGGGAAATCTGTCCCTTGTGAGCATAAGTGAAACTAGTTGGGAATAATACCAGTGTTCCTTTTTCTGCTTTGGTAACTACATCAAAGTAAGGAAACTCTGTGCCACCATCAGGACAATCGTTCAGATAAATCATCCAAACAATCATTCTAGTTGCCAGTGCTTCATTAATGGTTTCGTAATGAAGTTGGAAAAATCCTTCTTTAGGTTTATATGACTGAAGAATGGCCAATGGTTCCATTCTCCACATTTGTCCTGTTTCTAGGATAGGATACTCCTTGACATACTCTTCCATTCCATCGGTAAGACACTTATCAAGTTGATCAATTACAAATTTTTGATCTTTCTGTTTACTATTGACGTTGATAATAATGTCAGTTGACTTTTTGATCTTGGTATCGATTGTTGTCATGCCGCACATGCCAGGCATTTGCAACTTTTTATTCTGCTTGAAAAATGTAACTAGATTGTCAACGTTTTGCTCGCTGATTGCATTTTTTTTAACAAAGATCCCAGGAGCGGGAATTTCATAAGTCATTTTTTATATGGAGGGCTTTCCAGAATGTTTCTAATCGATCTAATCATACCATCAAACATTTCCATTACCGAGACTTGATCAGAAAATCCCATCAATAATGCAGACTGTTCAATGTCCTTTTTCATTTTCTGTGCATCCTCGTCATCACTAAGACAGATGCGAGTGTAAAGAATTCTTTGTTTCTCTACCAATTTGACTAGATCTTCAAGGTGAGAGCGTTGCTCTTTAATTGGTAGAGTTGGAAAAGTAAAAAGGTCGCCATGAATTGTTTGCTGAAGTCTATCAATCTCCTTCAGTTCTTCTTGTACGATTTCGGAATCAAAAAAGTCTGACATTTCAACTTTTTTCCAATATTTAGTTATAGTGGTAGTCGGGCTCTAGTTGTCTTCTTCATAAAGTTTAGTTCAATTGCATCTCGTTTTAACTTCTCTTTTAGAGGTTTCGAAATCAGTTTGGGAATGGTATCGATCTCGATACTATTCATCTCACAGTATAGCACGATGGCATCAATGTAGTTGACACTGTTATCTTTCACAATCTTCTCGATTGCAACAGCAAACTTCTCTGGAGTTAGAAATTTTTTGGCGATCTCCGCCTGTAATTCATTATCCATAGTTGGAAAGATTATGTTCAACAAAGTTTCTGATGTATCGAGATAGCATTCCAATGTATTTTTTCTTGTCATATTCCTCATAAACAACGCATTCTCCGTCTTCGCACGCCATAAGAATGACGAACTTCTTAACGGGTATATTAGTTAATTCGTAGAACATGCAGGCATAAGCCGCACACTGTACGAAGTAGTGATCAATCCACTCTCTCTTTTTGGGTTTGGATGATGTTTTGAAGTCGATTACAGCAAGTTCACCATCAAACTCAGCAATACAGTCAACAGTTCCTGCAACACCAAGAACATCGCTGTAAAGAGCGGACTCTAGACAGTAGATATTATCAATACGATCTAGAGTGCTCTTTGAAATATTAAACAGCAACTGTGATAATGGTTGCACAGAAGGCTGATCTTCCTCATTGTTCAGATATGACTCCACTAGGGAGTGCATATCCGTTCCTCGACTAGTAGCTCTTGCGGTAATCTTATTTGCTTCTTCCTCACCCACTTTAGTTCTCCAAGAGGCAAACTTAGGTGCTGTGATGAAAGATGTAATCGTTGTGAATAGAGATGAATAGTTTCTCTACGTCGTCGATTTTATAGAATCGTTTACCCTCAATAGTTGTTCGGGAAATATTCGGAAGATCAATACTGTTGTGTTTAAACATCAAAAACCAAGGGCAATTTTATGTACTAGGTACTCTTTTACGAGGCCAGATCTTACGATGTCATCAACACCAAACTCAATCAGATCAAATGATTCCATTTGCTGAATGATACGAACGAAATCTAGGATTCCATTCTTCTCATGAGTTTTAATAAGATCAGACTGACGAGCGTCACCACAGAACATAATCTTGGCGTTCTCACCTACACGAGTAATTATACTATCTAATTCGTGAAAATTCAAGTTTTGGCATTCATCAACGATAATGATTGACATCGTCAATGGTAGTTCCACGAATAAAAGAAGTAGACCAGAAAGAGATGGTTTCTTGTTGTTTAAGATTACCATACAACATTTCAAAATCAGAATCAGAAGGCATCTCGAACATGTATTTCACCATGTTCTTGTATGGTATCTGATACAGAGAAGATTTGTCTTCGTGGTCTCCAGGGAGGAATCCGATTTCTCTAGTCGAAACAAGAGAACGAACAATATAGATTTTATTGTACGGAGTATCCTCGCTCAGTACTTCTTTAAGTGCATTATACAGGACAACAAATGTTTTTCCTGTTCCTGCAGCTCCATACGCAAAAAGGTTTTTACCCTTTTTATAAGAATCAAACAGTTTAATTTGATTCTCTGTCAACGGATTGATATCCGTGAGCAAATCCGCACTAAGAGGTTTCCTTCTTTTTTGCGACTTGATAGTAAGACCTACGCCAACATTGTTGACCGATGACTTTCTTCTAGGCATAAAAAAATTAGATTTTTTTGACTCGGGATCCAGGCGATGCAGCAGCTCGACCTAACACATCATTCCAACCGGGGTTTTTAGCGACGAGTTTATCTCGCCACTCACCAACCTCTCCAGGAGAGGGGCAAGTTGATGGGTCAGACCAATCTCTCTGCCAGTCTGGATTATCGTTTTTCCACTGTTCCCAGTCGTGGACGCTCAGAACCACGTCTTTCTGTTCACCAGTGATTTTATTAATAACAGGATATGTTGCCATCAATTCCACTCCAAAGCTTTGGCACAAGTCGGAAACTGCTCAACAAAGATTTCTTTACACTTGTTGGCAATGTCCATATGTTCTTTCTGCGTTCCGTTTGCAGATCTTAATTGTATATAGTGAATCCAAGAGCGTGCAGATCCGGTCATATAAATTCTGGTTGGCGTTGCCAGAGGAAGCACCATTCTAGCACATTCTTTGGCGACTCCCTGAGATAGCATAAAGTTATACACGTCTTGGGCATCTCTGAAGAGATCCTGAACCATTTTATTCAGGAGGAAGATTTTCTCCTCATCCAGATCATCAATAGAGTTTTGACGATTCTTTGTATCTTGACGACGAAGTTCAGGAAGGGGAATCTCTTCAGAAAGAAGATTAGTATCAGCGTAACGCTGTGAAAATTCTTGATATGTGAACGAACGGTGCCGGAGAATTTGAGCCGCAATTGCCCTAGAGGTTTCAATCTCCAGAGTCATATGCGCTTGCTCAAATACACTCCAATGGTTGTGTTTAATGCAATATGCAAGGAGTTTTGAATACTCAGGATTCTCCTGATTGTTTGGATTCGACACTCTCGCAACATACCCCATCATCTTTTCCGCATCCGGGGTTACACTCACCAGTTTCACATTCTCTAGCACACTTCTCTCCTTCATTACGTTTGATTGATCTCTTCACCATTTTAGCATATAACATCTCTTCTTGGGTATACCAGTCAGGATGTTCTTTATACCTTTTGATGAGTTTTTTTGCTGCCTTTTTGTTGGAAAGTTCCTTCACAACCTTACCCCCAATAGACTATAAAAATATTTAGGATGAAAAAAGAGGGGTGGTTAACCCCTCAACTTATCGTTATTTTGCAACTACTAGTTGTGCTAGTTGAGCTTTGTGACGACGATCTTCTTTTTGCTTCTGCTCTTTGATGAGTTGAAGGAAGTTAAGTTTTTTCATCACTTATGACCCTCCTTTACAAACTTAATACCACGATAGGTCTCGTTGTATTGTTGGGGTTGTTGCATCATCTGCTGTTGATATTCGATACGCTTTTGAGTATCGTACTCAACGCCACGATAAACTACTTTCGACATTGGTTTTTCTCCTAAAGAAATGAGATGGTTAGTCCCGTTCCTTCAGTCGGCTTTTGCGTCTATGAAAC